TTGAACATTCCGTCAAGTACTTCAGTTGTTCCTGCACCGACTCCAGTTTTTGAAATAACAGTGTTTGCAGGTACAGTTTGAGTAATACCGTAACCAACATTAATACTTCCTACACTGTTAAGTGTAAGATTCTGATCTGCTTTACCATCAATTATTCCAATTCTAATACCGTTCGACCATGTGCCTGGATTTTTAGCAGCAACAGTCACGTTTGCAATTGTATTTACATCGTACCCTAATTCTTCGTAATGATCAATACTCTTGATCTTTGTGCTTGTAGCAGCACCAACGAATCCATTGTACAATCCTGCATCGTCAGCTCTGACTACGTTTAGTATTCCACCGTAAGCCAAATATGATGATGCAGTCAACCATGTTTCATACTGTTTGTCAGTACTATATGGTTTCCCAAATGTATTAAGTAAATCGTTCTCCGTATTAACAAGAGTTGGAGTTCCGACAGGCCCTTGTGCAAACGGGCCTACAATTCCACCTATCTTATCTGTTGTGGGGTCGATCCTTCCTAGTGTTAAATCAACTTCCCTTACCAAAATACCAGGAGATGCTAGATTCAGTGGCATCTTTAATTCCTCTCTCAGTCCAAATTTATTCTAGAAATATTTATAGATTTGTCTTTTTACATGTAGTCCCACATGTATGAACGGTCTCCATATTCGTCGGTATGCCATCTATCTCCTTCCTTATCAACGAAACTATCCATGTCTTCAAGACCGTCGGACATGAACCCAAATGGAGCCATATCTTGTTCTATTTGATTCTTTTGTTCGTCATAAATTCTCTTACGAACATCCTGATCAGACATTTCTTTAAAGTAATCTTGACACACTAACCATGAGAATATTACTAAGCACATTGCTAGATCATCATTAGATCCTTCCTCTGCTTCAAATGAATTTCCTTTCTGAGAAAATGTAGTTAACTCTGATATGATCTCATAATCACAAGTTAAAAGTTTATTATCTTCCAATAAAGTTTTAAGATTTGAGCAACCTAATTTTTTAACAGCTGCCGTCATTCTTACTCCAAGTTGTGTCTTTTTCCCTGAAAACCCTTGACCTACAATTTGGCCATTTCTCCCTCTCATTGTAGCCATTAAAAGATTATCATACTCCAAATCATATTGCATAATACTTGCAACTTGATCTCCTATATCATTCACTTCTATTAAAACAAATGCCTGATTATATCCTATTGCAACATCATGAATAATATTGGGAAATAGCATAGGTTTAATTTCATTATTCCTATATTTTGCTACTACCTTATATGGAAACTCTGTAGTATCAAAAACTAAAAATGCAGAATAATCATTACCAAGTCCTCTAGCCACATCAACTGTGAGTATGTAATTATGATCCTTTATTGGTTCTTCGTAGATATCAAGACCAGCATTTCTCTGGATGGGGTCTTCAAATACAAGATTTTTTAACTTTGCTGCACTAATAAGAGTATTAACAGATCCTAAAAATTCACATTCAAACTCAATTTTGAATTGTTGTTCTGATGTGTTTGCAATTGTTTGTTCTTTCCATTCAGCATCTCTACCAGGAACTTCAGACCAATGTACTTCAGTAGGAACATATTCACTCTGACCTTTTTCTGAATTATGCCACATACGGTAGAAATGATTCATACCCCTTGGGGTTGAAACAATAATTACTTTAGTACTTTGTCCAGACGTAATAGTAGGATAAACAGAGGCAAAGAAGTCGTCAGCAATGTGATTCGGGATGAAAGCGAACTCGTCAAGAAAGATGACATTATAGGATCCACCTCGGACAGCAGATGAAGAAGTAGAGTTTGCCGATATTTTTGATCCATTTTCTAATTCTAGGGAACCTTTATTCCACGATACTATACCTTGCTGCATCCATGAAGGTAAATTTTCGTATGCAAGTTGTAATCTGCCAAGTAAATCTCTAGCAGTTGATGCCTTGTTTGCAAGTATTGCAATGTTTACATTATCATTAAAAACTGCATAATGCAATAGGTACGAAACACATGTTGTAGATTTACCAGTCTGTCTGGGCATTTTACAGATGTTAAATCTATGTTTATGAAAATTATGAATTAATTTTTCTTGAAAATCGTACATATTAAAAGGAACTAGTCCTTCATCAAGAGATACAATCTGAATATAATTTCTTGCAAAATAAACAGGATCATCCTTACACTTTAAGAATTCTACTATCTGCTCCTCTGTAAATTCATGAGGAGTATTTGCTTTTTTTAAATTAGGATTACCAAGATATACATTATCAGACATAGTTTAATTAATCCTGTTTGTTAATATCTAAGGATCTTATATTTCTTTCTTTCATCTGTTGTTGTACTTGAACTGGGCCAATAACATCTATAAATTCCATGAAAGATTTACCATCTTTATCTTCGATGGTAATCTTTTCCTGATAGTTTTTCCAGTCCATTTACTTTTCCGTCTCTTTATTATTTAGAAACTGTTGCTTCAACATCTTTGAAAGATCTGATGTTGAACCTACAAAAACAGCGTTATTAGTAACATTATTTGTAGTTTTAACTGCTTCTTCGTCAACTTCTTTAACTTTTTTCTGAAGATCTAGTAACTTATCAGTGGTATCAGCAACTGATTTAATAATTTGTCCAGCAACTTCATATGCCCTTGCACTACCTTGTTCTTCAGCAACTTCCATAATACCATTAAGTGCTTCTTGACCTTTTTCAATTAATGAATAAAGATTTCCTCTAGTATATTCATAATCTTTACGTACCTCAGTTTTACCATCATTTTTGGTTAATTTATTTTCAGATACGGTGCTAACCTCAATCTCACTACTGGTATTGAGTGCGTCATCTATAGGATCAAAATTGTTACTCATTAGATGTCCTCTTTCCTAACTGGACTGTAAGTTTTACCATCACCTAAGAATTCCCAGTTCTCATCAAATCCAAAGTCATCAGCAGGCCCTGCATCTGCAGGATTAGGTGTTGCAGTATATCTCATTTCACGTTTTGTAGTTTGAACATTAGTATCTGCATATAGATCTGTTTGAACTTTTTTGATAAGTCCTTCTGAAGTATCTGAGATTGGGCCAAAGAGATAAGTTTTTGCGGTAAAATTTAATGTATATATTAGTGCTCTTCTTGTACTAAAGTCTCCTTCATAGTCATCTTGAAAAGAAACATTATCTAAAACTAAAGGAATATCTCTTTTTTCTCCTATAGATTTTACTAAATCAACTGTTAGTGTAAATGCTGGTTGAAAATATGGAAGTATCTGTTCAACAATCTGTAAAGCATCATCATTTAATTTTGTCCATATACTCAATTCAAATCCAATATTATATGGAACAGGCATATAAACCTTTTTTAAATTAGTTCCATCAGAAGTTTTAAATGTCTGTGTAACACCTGCTTTTCTAGTAGGATCATAAGAAATAGTATTCATTTCAAATGACATTCTTGGTAATGTTGTAGCAACTGGTTTGTTTAAATCTGCTTGTTGTTCCAATCTAGCAAGAAATTTTTGAGCAGGGCCATATGATAATGGTACTTTAAAGTCACTAAAATCTTCACCATCTTGAGATTTGTGCTTAATAACAATGTTATTAAATACTGTACCAAAAGATATTATGGTTTTTCTAACTATTTCGTGATAATAATAAGTTCCTAACATTATACTTGTCCGAATGGGTTACCTTCACTGAAGTCAATAATAGCATCTGCTTCTGCTTCAATATTGTCGCTCTGATCATATTGATCGGCAAATTCTGCTTTAGCAATATAATCTACATTATATCTAGCACCAGAAGTAGTTCCAACAGCAATCTCACCAGCTTGGAATGTTCCTGATGTAGTTCCCAATTTAAGGACAACTTCATCTCTATCCCAACTCTTAACTCTACCTATAGCACCACTAACAGATCCTTGAACAGCCTCATTGAATTGATAAGTTCCAATACCAGTTATAGTTGCTGGTTGTGAAATAGTTGCAATACCTGTATGTGAAGTATATCCAACACCTGCATCAGAAATAAGAATTTGAGTGACCATATTAGCAGATTTATCTACAACTGCTCTAGCAACAGCAATAGTATTTCCAACACCTACAGGTGGTGCATCGAAGAATATAGTTGCTGCATCTGCATAACCACTACCACTATTTCCAACACCAGTAGTTATTACCTGAACACCAGCAGTACCAGCAGGGCCTAAGTTTGCAGTTGCGGCCGCACCAACTCCATTGTATGTGGTAATACCATTAGTTGCTGTTGTTGCAGTACTTACTATAGTAACTGTAGGTGGTGTAGTATATCCAGCACCAGCATTTGTTAATAAAATTTCTTTAACAGAATGTACACCATAAACAGATGTTGTTATAGCTACCGCAGTTGCAGTAATACCTCCACCAACTGGCCCAGGCCCTGCAATTACAACATTAGGTGTTGTAGTATAATTATATCCATCTTCATTAAGGAATATATTTCTAATATATCCACTTGAAGTACCAATATTTAATGTTGCAGTTGAACCAATAGAGATTAACTGTAACTCAGTCATATAACCATAATCAACGAGTGTCTCATCAATTGCCTGTGTAGAATCACTAATTTGATTCCATCCACCAACGTCATCACTAAGTTCGTAAAGTTCACACTGTAATTCATAAACATATCCTTTACCTAACTGATAGAAAGGTTTTTCATGTTCTACAAATTTAACTTCAAAAATTCTTTTACCTAATGGAAAATATATTAAATCTCCTTCACGTGGTCTACCTTCAACAAGTATTTCATCATCAGGCATTGAAACTAAAAATGGTGCAATAAAATCTTCCCATCTTTCTTTTGATATTGTTATGACCAATTCATCTTTTAAACTCATACCAAATTTAGTCATTATATCACCAGCACCTGTATACCCTTCATAGGTATTAACATATGCTTCTAATAAAAAATTATCGTCAAATTTTGACGATTCAACTTCTCTAAAAATATTATCTTTATTAACTATTTTTCTGGGAAGATAAGTAATTTCAACACCATACATCCTCAACTGTTCGTTGATAAGATCCTGAATAAGTCTTTGTTCTCCTGAAGAACCTTTTAGGAAAAATGGATTTAATGCCATAATATTAACCTATCATATCAAGGGGTGGTACCTCGTATTCTGAAGTCATCTTCTCTAGAAGAGTATCTATTTCTCTTTGTCCATCTTCATATATTTCTCTACCATTAAATTCAATTCCACCAGGAAGTCTAACTCCTTTAAATTTAATTAAATTTTGTCCCCATTGCTTCTTCAACAATGCAGTTAAATATTTCTTTAACCATGGATCATTATATACTTGACTATATGCTGTAGGATCTAATGCTCTCCAACATTCTAATACAATATATGAACCAACTTCTTCAGCCTTCCAATCAATATCCAAGTACAATCTATCTTGTCTTTGGTTAAATCTGATCTGTTTATCAGTGGTTAATAAGAAATCAATATCTTCTAGATAAGTCTTAACCATAGCATATTGTAGTAAATCAACTGAATTAAATTGATATAAGTCATTCAAAAATAGTTGATATTTAATACTAAACATCCCAGATGATATTGTACTACTATCAAATTTAAATACTTTTTCTACACCAATTACAGAATCTGGAACAGGTATAAAGTTTGAATTTTCATACCAATTAGAAGTAACAGTTCCTACTCCACTTACATTTGAAGAACTACTTGTAGTAACTATACCAACTCCACTAGTTCCGTTTGCTCTTCCTCTATCAATATCTTCTTGAGTAAGTTGATGTTTAAGATACATTTTCTCAACACCATTATAATGACGTTCGTTGAAAAATTGTATTGCATCATCTATTAAATCATCAGCCTGATCGTCATCAACATTAATTTCTAAAACAGGAGAACCTAACTGCCTATAGCAATAATTTTTAAGTTCTTGTCTAGTTGTTGGTTTTGCCATCAGTAAGAGCCTCCATCTATTAATCCAGCTGTTAATGTTCCATCTACGTAAGCATCTGCTGTAAATGTTGCTATTGCACCAAAGGTAGCAATACCAGCAGTTACAACTAAACCACCAGTAGTAGCTCTAAATCCCCTACCAGCAGTAACTAATCCAACAGAATCAACATTTGTTACATCTTCGTAAGTAACTGTTCCACCAACTGAAAGGTTACCAGTAACTGAAAGACTATCCGTTAAAGCATCAAATGTAAATCCTGCACTATCTCTTAAAGTAGATCCTACTCCCAAGAATGGAACACGAGTCGCTGTTAAAAGAGCATATGTAGATACACCTGTGATATTTAGTGATTGTGCGTTTACGTTATCAAGAACGATATCGTCACTCAAGAATAAGTCACCACCAACAAAAAGATCTCCAGTAACCGTAGCACCAGTGGAGATTGTATTAAATACTTTTGTTGTTCCATGATACAGTTCTGCTGTACCACCATATCCAATTCTTAATGCACCTTCACCAGTATCACTTATATAACTATGAGAACCATCATGATATATTTCTAATGCAGTGGAAGAAGTACCAAATTTTAATTTAGTATTATCATTATATTTAAAAGAACCTTCACTTGCATCAAATGATGCTGTAACTATACCAACACTATGCTTGAAGTGCATGTCTCCAGCAAATGATGATATTCCAGTATTAACATCTAAAGTTGATACTGAAGCGATACCACCGACTACATTTTGTGCTGTAATCGCAGTAAGAGCCTCACCACCAGACGCACTGGAAAGTATTTTTACAGCATTTTGTTGACCAACTCTTACTCTAATATCTGCCATTATTAGCTCCTAGTTACTCCTTCTCTCACTAAGACATTTCCCTCAACAACCCTTTCTACAACACCACCTTTTGTAATAACAATATCATAAACATATCTACCTGCTCTTAAACTAGTAGTAGTTGTAGCAGCTAATTCTAATACAATCTTTCCAGAACTGGGCTCAGGAATACTAGCATTAAAATCTGTTGCTGTAGATGCACCTGCCCATTTTCTCATTTGAGACGCAACGGTATATCCATTCAAATCTAATGCTGAATTGTTATCAACAGATTCTAAATTAAAAGTTTGTTGGAATGTGGATCCTGTATTTACTACAAGATTATTAACATATACTGCAGCCATCTATTTACGAAAAGAATCCCTACTTCCTATTTATAGGAGTACTACTTCTTAGTTAACTTATAGAGTAAACTCTTTATTTCATCTAGTTCACTTCTTAATCTAGATATCTCTTCTTTTTGAGAGTCAACAGCATGTATTTTAATTAATCTAGATTTATATTCTGCATCATTGCAGTTTATAATTGCACCAGTGGTTTCGTCACGGTATAAACCTTTGTAATTTTCAACTCTAACGTATTCCATTATTTAACAGCAATGGTACGAATATCTCTAATCTTAACTGGTTCAGCCTGATTAGTAGAAGACATTACAACCTTAATCACATATCCATCAAATTCACCAAGATTATCTGCTGTAAATTCATATTCCTTATATTCATCATATAGGCTTGGTGTAACCTCTGCATCAGGTAAGCCACTATTAAGTGTCTCATCTATTACCAGATTACCTAAACCATCTCCAGTTGTATCTTTAAGATTATCATAACCAGGGAATAATTCAAATTCTTGTAATATTTCCATAGAATCAGGTCTTTGTAATGAATAAAGAACTCTAAAGTCTGCATCTGATCCTCTATATGCGGTAAGAAGTACCTTTAAGGAATCAGCAGATTTATTAAGTTTAATCAATCTAGAAACATAAATTGCAGCATGAGGATCTTCAGTATGTGTTTTAACCTCTGCATTTTCAGGATAATTTGAAACAGGTTTATCTATCATATTTGTTCCAAGTTGAGAATAAGCAACATTGGTATAGATTATTGGAGACACGTTCTGATTCTTAGTCTCAAGTGTTATTCCTGTAGTAAATGATTTATTTCTTTCAATATTACCCAAATAAGTAGTTTCATTTATTTGAGAACATACTATTCTTGGAGTAGTTAAGTCATTAGGAGTGTTAAGTTGTACAGGTTGGAATCCTTGATCTTGGAATGAAACTTCATTTCCAGAAACACTTGTTCCTGTTACAGTTCTAATAGATGCTTTAGTACTGGTCATAGGTGATGGTGTAACTACATCATAACAAGGAGTTATTGTCTCAAACTGTATATTCATAGTTCCTCTAACAGAATCTCCACCAGCAAAACCATCTTCAATGAATGATAATTCTGGATTAGCAACTGCATCAGTACTTCTATTTTTACCACCACTTGTAGTATCAAATCCAACATAATAATGATTTAATCCAATATCTATTGGAGATATTTGATGAGTAAAGTTATTGATTCTTCTTAAAGAAACACCATTTAACTCATATTTTTCTATTGGTTCACCAGCACTGTATGGAGTTATGGTTGTATTATCTACACCACGAATTATATCATCTAATGATCCATTTCCGACTGATCTGTAACCAACAATTTCATCACCAATTCTTGCATAACCAGTACTTCCAACACCAATAGGTGCTCCTTCAAAAGTAGAGAATCCAACAGTAGATCCAACACTAATAGATGATGCACTCACATCAATATCAAGTGAAAGTAAGGATATTTCGGCATTAGGTGTAATATCAAATACTTTTAATTTATTATTAGTGGCATGCATACCATGATTAAAGTGAGATACTCTGAAATGCTTACCATCATATAGTCCACCATCAAGTGTTAAATCTGAAGCAAGAACAGGGCCACTACCAGTAGAAGCATTTTGTATTACTCCACTTATAGGATCAGCATACCTTAAATCTTCAGTATCTTTAAATGATCCTGTAGCAGATGATCCTTGAATACCTGATAGGTATAATGTATCAAGACCACTATTTTCCTCAATAGTGAAGAAAGCACCAGCACCTACATTTCCAGAAACATCAGCAGTTACAATACCTACAACATCACCAACTTTATAACCTTTTGCTGTACCAGCTGTTGTAAATCCAGTAATTGCTCCATTTGAATCAACAGAATTAATTTTAATCTTAAATCCTTCACCCTGCCCTACAAGATTGTAAGTACTAACGTCAGTAAGAGTATTGTTGTATCCTGTTCCTGCTCTAGCAATAGTTGCATTAGTTACGGAAGCACCAGTACCAACAATGTATCCATGAACAGCATCATTTGAAGATCCTACAACTTTTGTACCAGGTATAAAGGTTGTAAGTCCAGAATGTCCTGAAGCAAGATTAGTAATAGCAATTTTACCAGTCTTGGCTAATGTGGTTATTGGATTACTATCAAGTAATCTTACATAATCATTACTTTCATTTAGAGTTGGATTAGAGAAGTATGCAGTTCCTTGATTAGGTTTAAATTTTGCTTTATATAGTTTCATCTTCATATCTTCCATCTGACTTGGTTCCCAGATAGATCCATTCTGTGACTTATAAAGACTACCTAATGCCCATTGCTGAGTATAGATTATAGTAGATCCACCTACACCATCACCAGTAGCACCACCAGTAACTGTTTCACCCATTCTAGCAATCCAGACTTCATATTGATCAGTAGTTGTTGCAAGAAGAACTATTGCATATTCCTTTCCTGCTTCCACATAAACTGGTTCTCTAAATTTAACATTAGTTGCAACTGAACCATCGTCAGAAGTTGTTATATCATCAGGATAAACTACTTCACCAAGATTAAGATTGGTTAGAGTTGGTGTTCCTAACTCTACAGTTCTTACCTGAACAACAACAGGATTATTTTGTCCTGTTGGAGGTTTCTTTGCAAAGAATAAATCGACAGAAGTTAAAAATGCTCCATGCTGATCATCATCTAAGTTTATATTTTGACTCTGTATTGAAGAGGAATCAGGTGCTTGTATCCTCGTTGCAACAGCAAATGACTGAGCAAGAGGGTCAGATCTATGGCCCTGATACGTTCTTGTAATAGTAGTAACCTTAGTTGTAGTCGTTGTATGGATATCTTGATATTGTATTTCACGGAATGTACCCATAGATCGGAAATTAATTGATGCTGAGGAAATTAATTTACTTCCTTTAAGTTCTTTTGCATTAGTTGCATCTCCAGTAATTTTATATTCCTTATTACCAGATGGAATAACAACACTAGGTTGTGGATCAACAAAAGGATTTCTCAAGTACCAAGATCCTTGCAAATCACCATAGTTATCAGTAACTAATCTTAAATCTTTAACATAAGCAACTGCACCACTTGTCTGACCAACTAATTTTGCACCTTTAACTACATAACCAGAATATTTTCCTTGTGCCTTTTCTGATAGAGCAAAACAATCAACGTTCACTACTTTGGAAGAACTGGTATATGTTGCTTGGAACTGTTCTGCAGGTTTATAAGGCATGTATGTATAAACCGTTTTTGGATTGTTATATGGGCCTGTTTTATGATTTTGATTAGCAACTCTGAAACTAACAATTTTCTTATTGCCATCATAACCTAATACTTCTTCTCCAACTTGGAATACTCCAACAGATCCATAATTATCTAAACTTGTATCATTTGATATCTCCAACAATTTTGGAATAAAGTCCATACCAGCTTGATTATCCATAAATTGATAATGCTGTGTTGTTGGTTTTAGGAGTTTAGCATCAAACGTAGTATTTCTAGATCTCATATATTGATCATCACCAGTTGATGTTATAACATCACCTTTGAAATGTGTTTTTCTAACTTCGGTAGATGTAGTTCTTGTAGTTCCTGGAGCTCCATTAGACCAATAGTAATAAGACCAGAACCAACTAGTCCATTTTCTCCTTTGTGTCCAACGAACAACTTCATCTGTTCTTTTCTTATTTTCCTTAATTACCGCACTCATAGGATCGAGTCTAATAGTTCTAAGCCAACTATCACTTATTGGTGTTAAGTCAACAAGACCTCTAAAATCAATAACATGGAATGGGTTAACATTCTCAACTCTAGTTGCAAGTGGTTGATTTATCCATGGAACTTCATCAAAATCTAAAAGTACTGTATCACCTCGTTTTACAACATTACCATCTAACAGAGTAAAATCTTCTGATCTATCTAATTGAGTATCAACAATATTAGAAGCTGGCATTAAAGCACTTTCAAGACTGTTTTGGCCCATAATAGGTCTTATTTCTGCAGACCTTTCATCAACAGCTACAGAAGAATAATCAAGATCAATATTATCATTATTTTGGAAATCATCAACGAAAAATCCACTCTTAAATCTATCATTACCTTGAGAATCTTGTATTTTAAATGCTTCAGTATTTACTTCAAGTAATGATAAAGTGGTTGTTCTTTCTAAACCTTCAATTCTATTTTCTAACTTACCAATATCACGCATTGTATATCTTCTATTATCGGTAAGATAGATATCTGCATCACCTGGATTATAAAGATATGCTGGATATGCTATCGTAGCTAACTCCATCATTGAAGGAGATACTTGTGATGGAGGTAATGGATCTCTTTCTGATTGACCTTGAACTACTGATAATGTACCATTTTTATCAATGTATAATTTATCAATTCTAGGTAGATAATATTCATACCCCAAAATAGATTGCTCATTAGGTGCTAATAAGAATTTTGGTTCAACATTAAATTGTGTTGTTCTAGCATCAAAAGCAAATGGAGATACTGTATTACTAGTAAAATCGGGTACTCTAGGTCTGAAATCTAATGCATCTGTTGCTCTTACTTGGTTAATACCGATTGAAGGTACATCTTTATTATATCTTGCTTTATCGTAACTCATTACGGTAAATACATCTCCTTTATCACCACTAGGAACAACGTACTTATCAAATACTACTAACATTCTTTTAGATGGTATAGCAGAATTTCTTTTTCTAACAAGTCTAGAATAGTCGTAGTACTGATCTCTTTGTCCTTCATCTAGAGTAAATGATCTGGAAATATCTTGATATTTACCATCGCCTTCAGTAGCATTAATTCCCTCAACGGTACTAGTAAGATTTGATTCTGTAAATTTAGCAATTTCATTTAATTGGAATGTCCTATCGTTTAGATATACAATACCTAATTTATTAGCACCACCAGAAGAAGGAGAGGATCCATTATTTGTAACTACTCTAGCAATAGCATTAGAACTATCACCTACAATATCTTCACCAATAATTGCATTTGATGCGACGGCTGCTGTAGCACTAAACGTGATAATATCAAAAGTTGGTTGCTCTTCATTAGTTGATTCACGAATAGCAATAATTTTTGAAACATCAGGAACATTTAAAGATATCTCTCTATCTTGAACTCTTAATCCATATGCATATGGATTCCAAGTTAATCCGTCTTGAATACCAGTACCTATACCAGATTGTTGCAATTTAGATGCGGTTACTTCTACAATATTACTCTTAACAAAATTCTTAACTTTACTCTGAATACCTTGTTTAATTGCAGTTACGTTAACAACAGTATTAGCATCAGTAGTATTTAATCCCCCAATTACAACTTGAGATCCACCAGTATTATATGAAAAATTACCAGGTTTTACTCCAGATACTCCACTACCAGATCCATAATGAACAGAGTATCTATTTGGAGCAAAAGAATCAAAAAATGCTGTACTAATTCCAGCTCCACTACCATCTTTAACACCAGGTGTTCCAGATATATCTAAAGTTGTTGTAGATGATGCAATACCTTCACCAGTAATTTGTGCAGTAATTGTTAATGTAGATTTATCAAAATCAATAGCAGAAATATTAGTATCTGGTAATACTGAGTATAAAGATCCTTGTTCCCCTTCTCTAATAGATGGTGCACCAACAGCAATATCTACAGTTCCACTAGTATTAATAGGTGTTCCACTGAATATTCCAGCAACACTTACACCCAAAGGAGCGAGAGTTAGAGCATATCCATCAGGAGAAATAGCACTTACATTTGCAAATATTTCATCACCACTTCCTTGAGAATATCTAATTATAGTATTAGTTGTAATACCAGTAAATACTGCACCTGGTGATCTTAGTGTTGTTCCAGAGTTGGTTACGATTCCTACTTTTATTCCATTAGGTAAAGGATATTTGTCTAAAAATGCAAATCCACCAAAGTCTTGTGTGTAAGCACCTGTTGCTGTTTGTTTAACGTACTTAATATCTTTAATACCAAATGATTTTACAGCAAGTGTTTGTACAGCAATAGAATTACCTTGAATTATAAGTGGTTCATTTGCTAAAAATCTACCAGATGTTTGCTCTACAAAAAGATCATTTGCTGTACCACTAGTACCACCATTACCAGCTCCAGCAGAATTCCATACATAACCAGTTGCACCACTATGTCCACCTTTTACATGGTATGAGTGTAACACTTCTGTTGATGAAAGTGATCTATTTAATGATAATCTAGTAAATGTTTGAACATCATATAGATATAAATTCCATTTTGATGAATCATCAACATATTCAGAAGATATACTGAGATTATATACTCTTGCTCTTCCTATTTCTAAAGTTGATGCTGAATAACCATTATACAATGCAATTTCTTTTCTATATTGAGGTTGACCTACAACTTTTTGAAGTTGTACTCTATTCCCCATTGAGAACGGAATACTAGAAGCATCTATTTTTTGAGTATCTCTTGGTTTAGGAACATCTAATGCAGTCGTATGGCCTGTATCAATTTGATATCCTCTAACATATGCTGTTCCACCACCAATTCTTAGACATGCTAAATCATCTGTTGGTGCTTCTCCCTCATCAGTTTTCTGATCAGCAAAGTATACCCCACCATTTCCCAATCTATTATTTAATGAATTACTAAGTTTTATATCAAATGGTTCTACAGTATAGTTTCCAGATTCTTCGTATGTTCTTTCTGCAAGGTAATCTTCAATTATATTATAACTACTTTTTGCTTGAATTTTTCTTACTTGACCATTAACAACTTTTAAAATCTCAACAAAATCAGAATCATCATAATCATCTGTTCCTTTTTTAGTAAGACTTAATGAAATTTTAAATCTATCAGCACCAGGAGCAGCATAGTTGGTAAATCCTTGAGCATTATCATATAATGTAGGATCATCTTTTGCACCAATTATTAATTCATCAATTTTTAAACCAACTCTATATGATGGTGAATTTGTATAATAGTCTAATATTATTGTTTGCTTAGTTACATTAACAAAAGTACCTCTAATAAAAAATACACCATCAGCTATAGAAACTGAAGATCCTGTAGATGTTGCATCTTCAGATATTAATGTTGCAATTTCCTGCCCTTCACCAATAGTAGTATTACCATAAACTATATTTTCTTTTACTATTAATGCCTCACCATTTGTAAATACATCACTTGAAAAATTATCAGGACTAGAACCTGAATATTTTACATATAGTGTTAAATATTCAACATCAGATCCATTTGGTAATACAACTTGTTGTACAGTTGCAGTTATTCCAGAACTTCTACCCTCTATAACTTTATCTACAAGTTCACTAGCATAAATTGAAACATCAATTCCAAACTGTAATGGACTTAATTTTACAGCACTATATTGGTCATCAAAAGTAATTCCACCAGGAATTACAACAGACCCCTCTTTGAACATATGACTACCAAATTGTTCAATTTGGTTCTGCATAATAGATTGCAGAGTCGTAAGTTCTCTAGCTTGAACTGGATATCCTGGTTTAAATAAAACCTTATGAAAATTCTTACTAGAATCGTAATCGTCATAGTAAGGGCTAATGTTTAAATCTTTCTTTTGAGCCATGATTTTTTAAAATTCCAGTATGATTTTAATGTCTTCTTTTTGTCTACTATCCCTAGTAACCGACTTACGATTGTCGATGTAAATTACATCTCCAGTAGTTTTATTTATCTCTGGATCAGCAAGACCACTTGTGAAATAAACACCTAAGTCAATTTCTCTAGTACCATCAGTATAAGTATTTCCAGTAAATGCAATAGAAGGAGAAGTATCGGATGGGCCACCAGCAGCAAAACTAATACTATTTGATGTGGCTTCAAATGCTAAAACTTTTGACTCTGTACTAACACCAACATAATCAGTATTATCAACACTATTTCCATAGTATAAAGATCTGTCTTGATAATATTTTAAAACATTAGTTTGCTTATCAAAAGAAGCAACATATCCACGAGCAACACCACCACCTGTAAGTGTTTGTGTTATGGAACTACCAATAGAAATAGAACTACCATTAAAGGAATCACCAAACTTAATTGCACCTAAAGATGAGTATTGACTACCACTAAAAACTGTATTTTTAGATGAATATGTAGAAGGATTCTTTATAATTCCTACTTGAGAGAATGTTGTATCTGTTGGGAAATCTCTTGTAGAATCATCAAATCTTGCATAAATTAGGACTCTATCTGCACCTAATTCTTTATAAACATCATACCCATGTCCTCTGGAAGGAGGTATAATTGGTATTAACTTAGCAAGAGTACTTGGAGAAGTACCAGTTGGTTGAAGTAACCCTAAGTCAACAATACCATAAGTGTATCCACTTCCACCTGCAGTTACAGTTACTGATTGAATAATACCACCAACAGTTTGTACAGATGCTTTTGCACCAGTACCATCACCAAGAATATCTACTGAAAATGTACCATTATTATATCCAGAACCTGGATTTTCAATGTATACTTGTTTAATCTGGTTAAAATTAATATCAGAATCAGCCGCTTCTCTAACATTCTGAATCTGAGAGTTAGTGGAAGTAGACCAATCGTTAGGAACTACAATATACTCTGTAGAATCAAATTTTATAATATCACTAGGTGATATTGAGAATAAGAATTTCCAAACATATCCATCACCACTTGTTCCAGCAGCAGATGGTTCTAAATCTGTAAATGTTGGTTCATCTTTTGATTTACCTCCAGCTGCCGTCGTAGAGCCTGGTGTACCATAAGAACCATTACTTAAGCAGACATAAACATTATAATCACTGTTAACAACATAGTAATTTGCATCATATAATCTAGGAGTTTTTGATATGGGAGCAGGATTACTAATACTGTAATCTTGTCTGTACATATCATACGAAGTATTTCTAGTCCATTGGACTTTTCGTATAACTCTTCTTATATTATTAGCATTTATTTTTTGACCAAATAGTGAAGTGCTTCTATATTGTGCTTCGTACGATAGATTATCCGTTGGTAATAACGGTGCAGAACTATCCCAAGTGCTAGTTCTACCAAATCCAGGATTTGGAGTAGCGGGATTGCTCAACCCTAAAAATACATAATAGGAATTATTAGTATCAAGTACAGAGTCTACAAAATTATTTGCATTAAATATTCTAAATTGATCTGTTACGACGGCAGACATATTAATTTTGTTTTTTATAATAGATATTTATAAGAGTTTATTAAGATGTTGGATCGACAGCCCCACTATCTCTAAAACCTTCTAACCTTCTCTGAATTGTTGGGAAGGTAGTTAAACCAGAATTGATGGTTAAACCACTAACTCCGATTGCTATTGGATTAGCACCATTTCTAGCAATGGTTCCACTTAATCTACCCATTGAGAAGTTTCCTGCTGGATTATTCTCCCATGATCCTGTAGTATTAAGTCCAGTATGTACAGTATCAGATTTAATGTTACATATTATAATTGTTTCTGTACCACTGTATCCTCCATGATTACCACTAATGTTGTAAACATTGTCTAGGAATTCCGTTCCTATACCAATTACTTCACTATCTGAATCATATACTGAAGTTACACCTGTTCCAATTTGTGTATTGAAAATATTAATTGGACGACCATCTGCTAAGTTGGAAAGCCCAGTAGCAGCACGGATATTAAACATCAATGCTAAACCAGTTGATGATCCTGCTTTGGTAGTTGTACCAATTCCAGTAATAGATCCAGAAACAGCCTGAACAGAAGTAATATTACTTACTAATTCAGATTTATATAGTGGTAGTGGTGCTATAACTTTAGGTACATTACTAGAAGTATATCCAAATCCAGAATTTGTAATTGTAGTTCCTGTAATAGCACCATTTGTTATAGTCGCAGTTGCAGTAGCAGTAGTTCCTATACCAACTCCAATACCACTCGTTGGGATTCCGACTGAAAGGTTGGTTGAAGCACCAACATATCCAAGACCACCATCCACAATAGTAAATCCTGATAATTGACCAGAACCATTAATTGTAGCAGTTAGAGATGCAGCACGAGGTTCTGAGATAGAATTATCTACGATAAATCCACCAATAGGTTTGGTAGGAAGATCTCCCTCATAATTAAAGATTGATGCATCATCAACAAATATTTGAGCAGATTCTGAAGAAGATAGATCTCTAATAATCTTCGCTGTTGGGAAGATTAAAGGTTCTGTTATACTTCTTGCTTTAGAAATAACTCTACCACCAATAATTTTATCAGTTTTTTGTCTAGTCCAACTAAACTGCTTTCTTTCACTAGTAATTCCTGGCCCAGTATAGAAACTGGTTTCTATTCTATCAGAATCAACAATTGCTTCAATTGTTCTATTTGTTTGATCTTCCTTATCAGTTTGTATCTTTAATAGTTCAATAAGATCACCAGGTTTTACTGTTTCTTTAATATCACTGATTAAAACAGTATCTTCACCATCAGTACCACGATAGAAGAATATAGTTACATCGTCAGTTGCTCTAGGTGCTTCATTGAATATAAATGAAGTTCCTCCATCAAATTCATAAGCAACTCCTGGCTCTTGGATTGCACCATTGACTATAATTAACAATGCATTTGAAAGATTCATCTCAGGGAATGCTGGTGTATCTTCAGATTCAAATGCTAATAATCCACCATCATATTTTAATTCAAATCTTGTTTTAGATCCATCTTGCTGATTCTTAATACTATCAATATAGTCAAATTGTCCAAATTGCCATGCTGAAAACTCATCACTTCTAACATCAACTGCATCAAATATTGCAGGAGTTATTATTTCCTGTAAATTAGAATCTGTAACTAAACCAACAGGTGTAAACTTATCACCTCTTCTGAATCCATAACCATTTCTAGTAATTCTAAACTCAGTTACTTCACCATAAGATAAATCGCTAAATGTTGTTACTCCAACAAATACTTTAATTGTATCAGTATCCACAATTTCCCGAATAGCGATACTCTGTCCTGAAACTGGATCAGTTGAACGTGGATAGTCATGTTCACTGCTAAAGTTATCTCTACCACATGTGAAGGTTAATGAATCATCAGCAATTGTAATAGTATTAGCAAGTGATAAACCATGATTAGTAGTAAATGATAATTCAAGAATACCTGTTGATGGAATATATCCTGCATCATTAACAGTTAGAGTTCCACCAATACTTCTGGTCACTGAATTAATACCAGCACTTACAAATCTATGCTCATCTCCACGTGGACGTTGACCCATACCAATATTAAGTAATAGACCTGTTCCAGTATCTGTAGTTGGGCCATCACCTAATCTGGATACACCAATAACTCCAAGATCATCATATGCAGGTTCTGGAATAACCAAACTAGGATTGATATAATTTGTACCAGCAGCACCAACACTAATGTCTAATCTTGCACCAGTTCCATATGGTGATTTACCTACATTAACTGTAAATTTGTTTGCAGCAAATACTTGCTCAACACCAACAATTTTATTATGTACAGGATCTTTCTTAGGTCTAGGATAAGGATGAAGATCAAGGAAATTATTTTTAGCACATGTGAATGTTAAACCACCAGTTACAAATCCAACAGTATTATTTGCTTTTTGAATACCACTTGCAGCTGCAGATACGAATGTATGTGCTGATGTATTTGTAGATGGTGCTCTCTTAAGTGTCTGAATTTGGAAAGTAGTTCCAGATACATTAGAAATTGGAATCCACTTATTGTGAATTGGATCACCTACTCTAGGATAAGGATGCTCAGTTTGATTATTATCATAAGCACATGTAAAGATCAAGGAGTTCTCTTCAATCTTAACTAAGTTTCCATTTGACCATCCGTGAGCACTAGCAGTAGTAATCTCAACAACACCCGTAGTTGGGTTATAAGTTGTACCACTAGCAGCAGTATTGATTCCTGATTGAGTGAAACTATGACTTGCTGTAGTTGTTACAGTCAAGATTCCACTCTTAGGATCATATTCAGTACCAGTAGTTGCGGTAAATGGGCCACCTGCGTTTGCAGTAATTGAACCTACACCAGCAGTTATAAATCTATGTTTGTTGTAGTCTACTATTTCTGCATTTACTACACCACCAGTACCAACACTAGATCCAACAAATGCTTCAAATGATGTTGGATCATTATTGAACGCATCTGTACATATACCAACCACTGGGTCTGAAGAACGTGGATATGGATGTAATGTTCTAAAGTTATCCTTACCACAAGTGAATACAAGAGATTCTGTCTTAATTCCTATTTTATTGTTATTAGCAGCAACAGCAGTCATACCTGCATCACCAACTACAACCTTTAATATTCCACTTCCACCTTCATAAGAAGAATCAAGAACATCAAGAGTTGAATTTGTTGTTACTCCAACAAAGACACTGAATGAAGTAGCTCCAGTTGTAGCAATACCAACAACTTTACTATATGTCTTATTAAGAGGATCTTTTCCTAATCTTGGATATGTGTGAATAGATTGATTATTATCTCTACCACATGTAAATGCTAGTGAATCAGTCTTAATTCCAACTTCATCAACTGATTTAGTAATTGGTTGAGATGCTGATACAAATGTATGAATACCTGCATTTATATCTCCCGCAAGTCCAACATAAACAGCAAATGTGTTAACACCTACTTGCTCAATTGGTAACCACTGACTTCCAGTTTCATCCTTATCTGCAGAATCAAATCTTGGATAGTAATGATCTGTTGCATGATTATCGAGAGCACATGTAAATCTTAGAGAATTTTCAGCAATCTTAACATATTCTCCAGTCTGCCAACCATGGCCTGTAACTGTGATATCTAAGTATCCAGTTGTAGGATTATATCCAGCATCAGCAATTGTGTGAGTAGTTGGTGCACTGAAATTATGAGATGATACAAAGAATGTAACGATACCTGTTTGAGGACTATACTCTGCATATGGACTAGCAATAGTAGTAGTTACATTAGGTGATGAACCTACGTTTAATTCAACTGTAGTTGCAGTAGGAACAGTAACCGCAGTATTAACTCCAGCAATAGGATCTGATGAACGAGGATATGCATGTTCTGTATTATTATTATCTCTATCACAAGTAAAGGTTAATGCACCATTATCAAATGATATTTGCTGGCCACCAGTAATTCCATGAGCAGATGCAAAGGTCATTTGTAATACACCAGTAGATCCTGTATATGCTGCTCCGATAGGTGTTAATTTACCACCACCAGTAACCTTAGTAATAGAATCAGTAGCACCTCTAACAAAGATATGTTTATAATCACCACCACTGAATATTGCATTTGCAAGATCACTAGAACCAGAAACAAATGAGTGTGCATAATCACCACCAATTTCTATAGCACTACTTGCAGCACTTACAAACTTATGCTCATAAGGTGAATCAGTAATTCCTATAGAAATATTACCAGCATATGCAGAACCATATGTTGCATCACCATACCATGGTAGTGTATAACCTCTACCAAGATAACGGTGAGGTATAGAGTTAACACCAACCTTAGTAGTAAATCTATATCTTGGTAATTTACCAACATCTAATGTAATTGTGCTTGTAGTTACTGATGTTACACCAATAACTGATCCATCTCCTGCAGGATCTCCAAGACGTGGATAAGGATGAATAGTTGCATAGTTATCTTGTGAGCATCTCCAGTCTAATGATTCTGTCTTAAGTCCAACAGTCTCACCTATCATCTTCAAAATACCATCAGATGTTGCAGATACAAATGTATGTGCATATTGATCTTCAGCAGCTGCAGCACCAACATATACAGTAAATGTGTTTACAGTATAAGCATGAACTGCTAACCACTTATGATGAGCAGGATCATTTGGTCTAGGATATGAATGTTCTGTAGCATTACCATCTTTTGTGCAAGTATATGTTAGAGAATGATCTTTTATTTGTACTCTCATTCCAGTAACAAGACCATGACCATTACTTGTGATTACTAGTCTTCCAGTTGATTGTGTATAAACTGCATTAGTTGCTGTTAGTGGAGTTGCAGCAGAGTACCCATGGCCTGACCCTATAGTCAATTCTACCTGTCCAGTGCTTGGAATATACGTTGCGTCAGTTACGTCCCTCTCACGAGCAGGAGAAGTACCTACAGGAACTTCAATAGTTGTTGCATTTGGTACTGTTGCAGTTAATGTTTGTCCAAATGCAGGGTCAGTAGCACGAGGATATTTGTGCTCTGTCTGGAAGTTATCTCTAGAACATTTAAAACTTAATGAAGCATTAGCAATAGTTACATTTCCACCACCAGAAATACTGTGTGCACCAGCGAATGTAAGAGTTAGAACTCCTGTATTAGCATCATAATCTCCACCATTTGGAGTTAAACTACCGTTTATTGCATTAGTAGTAGCAGAAACAAATGTATGCTTATAATCACCACCTGAATAAAGAGCACTAGTTGCAGTACCTACAAATTGATGAGTATAATCTCTTTCATCAACATTAAAGATTGTATAGTCTTCACTATAACTTGTTAAACCTACAGGATACTTAGGATAAGTAGAAGTTGTTATACCTGAGAATCCACTTCTAACTAATACTGCACCAGTTCCTACACCTACAAATCTGTGTAGAGAATCTGTACCAACACCAACATTAATGGTTATTGACTGAGTAGTTCTTTCAATAATAGGTGTAGCTATTCCTGCAATAGGATCTGTACCATGACGAGGATATGAATGGTAAGAAGAATAGTTATCTTGTGAGCATGTGAATGTTAATGAATCAGTTGCAATACCAACACTCTGCCCAACTCCTAAAGCATTAGCACCAATGATTAATGTTAAATTACCATTACCTGCATCATAAGTTGCATCAGTAACATCATAATCATCAGCACAAGTAAATCCTAAACCAACCAATTTAACTTGTCTGATAATACCAGATTCAAAGTAAGTAGGATAAGTTGTAGTAATCTCTAATTCACCAGTAACATTATCATAATCTGCAGCTGCAATTGGATTTTTAACTGATGCAACAGTTGGGAATCCAACAATACTAGTAATACTACCTGCAGCATCAGTTTCAACATATGCTTTTGCTGGTACTGGAACAGCATATCCTAGTCCTGGTGTAGAACCAAGAGAAACTAACATACCACCTCGTGGTAGTTGGTTTTGATTTATATCTTGAGGATCAATAAAGACATCTCCTGTAGCAGATGTTATACCTGTGAATACAATACTACTAATTCCAGCAGAAGTATCTTCTGAAATTTCAAAATTATTATCTGGATTATTAGCAGCAGATGGTTTTTGGAAAATATTACTAATAGTCAATAATCCACTACCACCAGTACTTCCTAGACCAACGGTATTTGCACCACCAACTTTTAATGTAAATTGAGTATCGAGTCCAGTAAATTGGTCAGTTATATCATCATATATTTGGTTAGTACTATAATCATTCCTTAAGAATGCACGTCCAGTAAAGGATGATGTTGGGAAATCTAAATTATTTGCATTTTTCTCTACCTGAGGGTTTCCTTTAGGTGACTCAGTAAAGTGTATTTCTTTACCAACAATATTGTATGAACCTCTATAAAGTTGAACAGTTGCATTATTTGCATGAGCAGAAGGTGTTGAACCAACAAATGATCTTTCAACTTGAAGAAGAGATGTTGTTCCAACTCCAACAATAGGGCCATCTGTATCAGTACCTATTCCAAGATTAACAATCTTCATAAACTCATCACCAACCCTTACAATATCATCAGGGCCAAGAGATGAGATACCACTAACTGAGAAAGTTGTTGCAGTAGTACCTATACCTAATGTACCAGCACCATCAATATTTTCAGTATTATTTTGGAGACTGAATGCAATTGGATTATATGCTAATGGAGATTGTATTAAATTATCAATAGTAATGACTGCTTTTGTATTAGCAACAGCCATATGGAATTCATGTGCATTTCCTGTACCAACACCAACAAATGTAACAGCAGTACCAGCAAGTGCTAATGTCTTAGTAGTTGCTATCTGGAATGAATCACTACCATCTCTAATAACAAACACAGGACTTGTTAATGAATTAATACCACCTCCACCATCTACGTATTGTACTGGGGTAGATCCAACACCAACAAATGTTGAATTTGGTTTGTATATTAACTCTTCTCCAGTTCTGAAGAAATGATTATCAATATTGAAAGTACCTGTAGCAGGATTAAATATTTCTGGTGTAGCAGGATCAAATGATTTAGCAAAAACTGGAGTGAGTCCAGAAGTTAATGTAAAATTCTTCCTATTAATTCTATCACCATTAATTGCATTGTAGAAGAACAATTTGATCATTTCTCTTCCACTACCAAATTCAAGTTCTTCTGTAAGAGGTTCATTAAGTGTGTCTAATGGGCCATACATACAAAGACTTAATGAAGCTACCTGAATTTCAGTGCTTGCATATGCAGAATCTGGAATAAACTCAAGTTGTAATTGATTACCATTGTACTTACCATTAAATGATCCCAATCCTGATAAACTATCTGAAATAGATGTACTTCCTACAGATATGAATGGTGATGGTTGTGTATAAACATCGCCACCATCATGCATCGTATAAACTTGATGCAATGCTCTAGTTGATCCTGCACTAACTTCAACAACAGATTTAACTGCATTAAAATCAGTATTAATAATTGAAAATACGGTTGTTGTTCCAGTACCAATAGAATAATCAGATTGATAAAGAGCAGTTTGTTCAGATCCTGCAGGTTGACCAGGTGCTAAGAATCTATAAGTTCCAACTCCAACAGCTGTTGAACCAAATCCAACAATTTTTGACTTAAGTTGAATAATATCTGTTGAAGGATTATGATATTCGACTATTAATTCATTTCCATAACCAGAATCAGTTGAAAAACCTACTGTAAATTCACCCATGAATTGATCTGAGTACATTCCAACATCAGAATGTGTATCAACAAAATATTCGGAAGTATATGTGTGTTCACCATCATGACTAACATATAATTCTACATAATTTTGCTCATTTGTTGTTTCATTCAGTAAATGATTTTGTAGATGTAATGAATGATATTTTTCAGAACTTAAACCAATAATTCTTGTAGTTGTAATACCTGATGAAACGGTAGTGGCCACACCTACAGAACCACTAAGATTAACAAATCCTACCGCAAATGTACCAACACCTGCTTGTTGATTAAATTGTGTTCTAACAATCTTAAGATCGTAGTCTGTATTATACGCATCAGGTAAAGGAGTAAATCTAAGGTAAGTATCTCCAAGAGCATCTTCAAATACTGCAAAACTACCAATAGATGTCTCATCATCTAATTTTTGTTTTTGTAATAAAACAGATTCTGTTCCATAATTACTTAATAAGACTAAATCTGCTATCTGAACATCACCTTGACCTATATCTGTAACTCTAACAAATAAACTTTCAAATTCATTAACACTAGAAGCATCTATTTTAAATAAATTTAAGAATTCACTTGGATCACCATCTAAGTTTGAGAATTGACTATTAATGTCGTCTATTAGTAAAACTTGGTTACTTTTTGCAAGTAAATATGATGATAATCTCTTATTTTCAATTTCAACAAATTTAGATGCCTTACCAGTTCGAGTTATATTTGATCCAAAAGTAGTATTGTATTCTAAGTCAAACGCAGTAGTCCAATTATAAAGTGTATCTACTCTTTCATCACCTGTTAAATCAAGAATAGAAAGTGATTGTGATGTACTTCCAACTGCAACTAATGCTGTTGTAGATGATATTCCAGTGTCTGCAAAATTCTTAAGACCTGCAGTATGAAGTAATCCATTTACTGGACTTCTTAATGTACTATATTCTTGACTACTTTTAACTGTATATGAAAGATTTTGATAATAATCATTATCAGGAAGTACTTGATTATCTAAATTTAACTTTCCAACATCATCACTCCAACCAATATCTTTTTTAACTGCATAATCTACAGCAAATTTTCCTTGATTTTCAGTAATACTAACAATATTTGCTACTGTTCCAGATTCTTTTCCTACAATAATTTCATTAGGACTTAATTCATAAGTTCCAGCAACTTTAATAAAATCAGGATTTTTTGCATCTGTTTCAGTTGAAGTAATATATAAATCTCTTACAATTTGATTTGAAACTAATTGTTCCCCAATAATAAATTGTGATGGGAATTGATATGATGAAAATGTTGGATAATTGTACTTATTAATAATTACTGCAAGAGATCCTTGATCAACAACAGCAGTACCACAATTTGTCGTATATTCACTTGCATCAACAGTTACTGCATCAAGTGTGCCTGTTGCATATGCTATAACTTTAGGGAATCTATAACCCATCTCTACAGAGTTAAAACCAGTACCAGCAGTACCAACTTTAACCATATTTTCTATAAAGACTTCATCACCTACTGTGAATGGTGCTGGAGAATAACCTGCTGATGGAGTTGTAATATAACATGTAAATATTCCAGTATTGTTACTAGCAACTGTCTGAATACCAATACCATTAGTATTATTGACTGTAAATAATTCTACAGCTTTCTCTGGTAATCCAGTTGGAGCTACAACTACATCAACATATCCTATTGAAGGCCCTGTTAATTCTGCTCTCAATAATCCAGATTGAATTCTTTGTCTTGTATCTGGATGTACAATATGAACATTTGGTTCATCCAAGTAATTATCACCACCACTAGTAACAGTAACTACACCTATTGTATTTGAATTTTCAATAATAATTAAAGGTGAGATATATGCATTTGGTTTCAGAGTTTTATCTGATGAATACTCAAATCCTTCATTAATTATTCTTACTTGGTTTGCATTACCGACTGATTTTGAAGCAGGGATAACATATGCACCTGATCCAGTTGCTAAAGTACCAATACCAATAAAATTAGGTAATCTCTTGTATCCGAATCCACTAAAGTCAATTCCTACCTTATGAACACCACCAGTCGCTGTTAGAGATGTTGTATTGTATTCTAAAGTGCTAGCCTCAGATGATGTATATGATAATCTTTCAGGAACTTGTCTTAATAATATATCAAACGTTGTAGATGCTGTAGAAACAACATCATACTTACCATTATATAAACTATCTGCAAAGTTTATGAATGAATGATTTTTGACTTGAGTATCTGCTGTACTGATAAATCCACTTTTTTCTATGTTGTAGTATAACTTAGATGGAAGCATATTATCATAATTTAAAGTTCTAGTTGCAACAGTACCAAGACCAACTGTTCCAACACCTGTTATAGTAAATTCAGTTGCACCTGTAAATCCAGTAGAAACAAATTCATTCTTAAACTGATCATCATAGTAGAACTTAAAGTCATATCCTTCTAAAGATGGATCAACTACATCAAATACTACATCACTATTTCCAACAATGAATAAAGATGGATTTATTAAAGAAAGATACTGTGAAGTTCCTCCAGTATCAATCATATCAACTACAGTAGGAGGATTACTATAAGCATCCTTAGATGTTGCACATAATTTGATAATATCTTCATCAACTTTAAATACAAAGTAACTACCAGTTGATAATCCAGTAGCTATAGTATTAGCATCATAGAAAACTTTATCTCCTGTCTTTAATCCATGCTCATTTAAAGTTATTTCGTTAGTTATTGAATTAATTCCAGTATTAATGAAATTAATAGGATTAACTAAAAGATGTCCAGTTACTTCATTTCTCTTGAGTTTTATACCTGTAGATGTTCCAATACCAACTGCAAGACTAGATCTAACTGTTAAATCAATCTCATCACCAATACTTAAGTTATGATTAAATGCTGTAGAAATAGAAACAGTTGAAATAATTTTCTGTGTTTTTGCTAAAACTTGCTCAAATTTAGTAGTAATGTAATAATTATCCCTATCAGTACCACCACCAGTGAAAAAGACATCTGAAAAACCTATTCCAACACCAGTTCTTATACCAATATAGTTTTTACCTCTATCTGTAACAAATACCTCTTGTGGTAGATTATAACTAACGGTACCCGAACTATTAGCAATAGATATTTGTGCTGCTCCACCAGGAACTGAAATAGTCACTGAATCATTATTATTAAACTTATGATTAGGTAAGAAAATTGTCTGAGTTGGAATATTTCTTGTAATTGTAGTACTTCCAAATCCAAATGATGATGAATGACTGATACCAGATGTAACACCAAATCCAACTTGATGAATTGGATTAAAATATGCAATATTATTTAATTTTGACTCAAAATAAGGTACAACTTTAGGAATAGTAAATGAGTCAGATATTATAGAAACTGGACTACCTACATTATGAGAAACACCTGAAATACCTCTATTTGCTTTTATTATTTTCTCATTTGGGAATATTTCTAAAACTTGCATTGTTTCAGAACCAACTGTAATACTATTACCTACACCTAAAGACTCAGGAACTGATGTAACATACAATTCACTTGCACTTGGTAGAGATCCAACTGTAGGTACTGCTGCGATTAATTGAGTACTTGCTGTTACTATACCAATTTGATATCGGCCATTTACTTGAGTTAGAACTGTAGATAATCCAGAAATAACAACATCATCACGACTAACTAAAGAATGTTGAGGTAAAATATTAACTTGTACATTCTCAGGATTCCAAGTCAATATTGTATTATCAAAAGAGGTAACTGCAGTTTGTATATCAACAATAGTTTTACCCTTCAAGGAAGAAATTTTACTTGATAAACCTTCACCACCACTATCAGTTTCATCAAATATTAACTTCTCATTCATTGAATAATTCTCACCAGAAGTAACAATATTCAATTCATCAATGGTTCCTGATGTAACTGATTCTATTATTGCTTTCTGATTAGAAATTTCATTAGTTTCAATAATAAAGTCATTATCAATATCTTTTTCAGCAACTCTATATGGGAATGTATTTCTAAGTAGATTATTTGTCGCATAATCATAATCTTGTGATAAAACTTGGTCTACTGGAACAGATCTAAAACTATTACCTACAAAATACGGGAAATCTGGTTTATTTTGATTACTACTATCTTTTATAGTTGCATAATATGCATAAATTCCATTTGGAAATTCAGGTGTTTTTGCAAAACGACCATTATTAATATCTAAATCACCAGAATCATCAAATTTATGATCTTCTACAAAGAATCCCTCTGAAAATACACTAGTCAAAGGCCTATCTTCTACTGCAGAAGCGTCTAATGTATAACCACTAATTATTCTTGTTGCAAATGAGTTTGCATCCTGAGGATTTGAATAACCAAAAGATCCATAAATTGGATTTCCATCATAAGCCCATCCAATAATTTTAGAAGCAACTGTAATACCTATACCAACTTCACCAAATGATGTTCTGTAAGTTTCACCATATCCAACAACTGTATATTTTAATTTATCGTTACTCTCTACAAATAATTCATTTTCTTCGTATTTTTGAACCATGTCTATAGTTAATGGTCTAACATTAACATTAACATTTGCACCATCACCAGCAGCAACTACTGTTAGTTTAGTTGATGCTGTAGAGTACCCAATACCTGCACTAACAACTTGAACCCCTGTTATTCTATTATTGGTTATAATTGGTCTTAATTTAGCACCAGATCCTGCATTTGTTTCATCAACTAGGTTTAAATCAGGTGTTGAGTAATAATCAACTCCACCATAGTTAATATCAACACTTACAACTCTACCATTAATAACATTTGGTTTTAATGATGCATTTCTACCATTTTGTATTGATACTGTTGGTTTCTTTTCAAAGTTGATGATAGTTGAACCATAACCAGTACCAGTTTCATACAAATAAGCATCAATAATACTACCCCTAACTGTAGGAGTAAGTATCATCTCTTCAACTACTTGTGTAGCAGTACCAAATCCAACAGGAGTATATTTTAATGATACTGAAATATCTGGATATTTAAAGACTTGGAATCCTTGTCCTGAATAATCAAATTTAACAAAATTACCTCTATCAAAATTAATAGGATCTGTTCCAGCAATACCAGCATTAGCTAACCTAAATGAATGATCATTAAGTTTAAGAACCTGATAATAATTCGCAGTTGTTGTGATACCTGTAGTTGTAGTTAATCCAGTAATTGTTTCTGGAGTTGATGTACCAGCACCTGCAGCAGTTGTATATTCAACTATATCACCATTACTAAATCCATGATTTTCAAATATTACTTTATTGTATTGTGTAGAAATTCCTGTAGGTTTAACATATAATTTTCTATTAGTTAATGTTCCACCATCTATAACTTCAATAGCACCAACTGATTTTTGATTAGGTAAAGTAGAAAATTTATGTGTACCAGCAGTATTAGAAACACCTAAACCAACTACATTAGTTTTATTAATAGCACTTAAAGCACTTTCATATAATTTAATTGCTCTATTATTAATTACTTCTACAAAGTAAGAACCATTATTAACTAGAGTAGCGGTTCCAACCCCAACACCGATACCTTCATTCCCATTGGATTTATAGATTACTTCCTGAGCATTTTGTAAATTATGACTAGTTAAGAATGTAATAGTATTAGCAGTTTCATCAACTCCACCAGCAAAAACTGTTTGTCTACCATCAAATTCAATTTCTCTTGATTTACGAATAATTATTGGTTCAAGAACTGCAGTCCCATTACCACCAAGAACATCAATACTTTGAACTTCTGTAATATCAAATCCTTGAGGATCAATAAAGACTTTAGTAACAGAACCTTGTACTACTGGTTGCACTAAAGCATCTGTACCTACACCAGAACTAATATGTATATTTGGTGGCCTAACAACATCATAATTGTTACCAGAAGTAACAACAGTTGCAGATTTTAATGGGCCATAATAAACTTTATCTTCAGATTTATAGTTAGTAATCTCTACACCATTAATTAACATACCAGTTGCACCTGGTTCTGTTAATGTTTGATCTGCTCTATTTGAAGATGATGTTAATGGAAACTTCTTAAGTGTTTTTTGTGCTGCTATTTCTTCTGATCTTTGAGAATTTAATATAAACTTATGATCACCAGCAACAGATTTTAATGGAATATAAGTAGCACTCTCAATAGATGCTCTAGATCCATATACTCTAATCTTCTTTTTATCACTAGAAACAATCTCACAGTAATATCTGCCAGTTTCTAATCCGACATAATGAGTACCAGATGGTTTATAATATATTTCATCACCTGTAAAGAAAGGAACAGCAGATGGGAATGAAACAACACTATACTGATCTAATGTATTTGGTACTAAACTATCTAATCCACTAGCTGTTGCAGACTTAACATCAGTGGTTATAACATTTAAAAAGTCGGTAGTAACACCAGTTCTTCCAGATGGAAGTGAATTTGCTGCATAATATGCTTCAGTTTCATCTTTAATGTATAAATTTGATGTATCTGTGATAATATTATCAACTTCTAAAGGAACTGCAGTACTTTTTGCATAATTTAGTTTTCTTCTAAGGTCAATTGCACCTTCTACAGATAAAGCATCTGATAATTGAACAGTATCATCACCAGTTATTTGTAAAATTGAACTTTCTAAGTTTCCATTATTAAATGCTACAACATTATTTGACCTATTACGAACAACTTCAACTATATCACCCTTTTTTAGACTAGATTTATCAATTTTTGACTTAGTAGTAAAGGTACTTGCACTGTTAAATGACTGTCCTTCAAGGAAATATCTACAACTTGTGTTATAAATCCATGAATTTGCAAAAACTTGCTTAAATGTTGCGTTTGTTGCTGGATTTTGTATAAAGTCTCCAACATTTTTAACTGAAATTGTCTCACCTTCATTAATATTCAGGTTTGTAGAGATCTGTTCAAAGTCTGAAAGTACACCAGTAAGTCTTAATTCTACTTTTTTAGTACTATCTCCATCTTCATAACCATAATAAGTGTTATTACTTCTTATTTCATCTGATTTTTTAATAGAAACACCTATTCCAGTGCATCCAAAGAACTGGTTAACACTCTTACTTGTGTAATCAATAGATGTATTACCAAGAGATATTATAGTTCCAGTCTGGCCAAACCCTACAGTTGAATCAACACTAAGGACTGATGAACCAATACTTACATTATCAAGACATCTAGTTGCTTGTGTAATATCAAAATCACCTTGAATTGTAGAATCGGAGTCATCAAAACCAATGAAAAGTGATAATTTATAGTAATTTTGAATAGTTGTTAGTGCAACACCAACTCTACTAAATCCTTCAACCTCAGATATTGAAGCACTAGTATTAACATCTGATGTTTTGAAGAGTGTTTGACCTGCTAATTTGGTAACATCACCACTAAGAGCCTCAGCAATTACAACTTCTCTTCTAACATAATTCGCTGCAGATGGTTTTAATAAATATTCTTCTAAATTTACAACTTTTGGAGTTTCGTTATAAAGTGCATTAAATAAAATTCTGAATGATTCATCTGTTCCTTTAGCATTATATAATGCTCTTGCTTCTTTTATAAACGTACCTGCATTCAAATTTGGATCAAAATCGACATTTTCTAACCCTGGAGTAAGAGAATACTTAAGTTTTTTATAAAATTCTTGTAAAAATAGAGAACTTAAGTTTTGTACATAAGTACCTGATAAATGATCAGCAGTACTAGAAGTGGAAAATGTTAAGTCTTCTTGATTTAATTCTTGATGATAACTTGTAATACCACTAAAACCACGTTTAGCACCAGTAAAACTATTAGTTGTTACTCCAGTATAAGTTATAATCTCATCATTAATCTTTAATAAACCCCATTCACTAGGAAAACCCTTTGTACTAGAAACAGGAATAGTATCACTACTTGTAGTAATTCCAGTAGAAAGAGTTGTTGATCCAATAACAACGTCTGGGGTTAAATTATCTAATTTTAAATACTGATCTAAATTATCAGAGATGTCAATATTACCTCCCTGATATTCTTGAGAAATATAATATTGCTTTAAAAAATCTACTGCACGAGGACTTTCACTCAATACATATTCGGGCAGCTGATTTTCAATGATTTGTTGAACCTTTACTTTTGGTTCAAAGCCAGTTTGAATCATATTTTGATTACTCGCGTATTAATTTTCCGTTTAGATAACTTGAAGTATAGAAGTCCTTAATAAAGCTAGTTCCAGTAATTTCATCACCTGAACTTATCACATCCCTAATCATATTTATTGTACTTTTTGAAAGACTAAAATTGAGGTATAGTTCTTTTAATCCAACTACATCATTAGATTCTGGAATTGCTTGTACTTCTACAACACCACTATTATCAAGTGTTGATGTAATATTCACTGTACTTAGAAGAATTTCTCCTTTTATATAATCTACGGTTCCAGCTGAACCAATAACAGTATTTTCAGTTCCATTGTCTAATATTTCCACGATAGAGATAACACCTGTCTTCATATCTGAATTAGGAGTATCTGTAAGGTAAACAGTTCTAATATTATTAGATATTGTAAACCCAGTAGACTTAATATTTTTTCCTGCTGTGGTTACATGGAATTGGTTACCGAAACATAGTTCATATTGGGCAAACTGGTTAATTGCTGCCTTCAAATCCCTTCTAATACGTACACGGGTAATATTAGAGGTAATAGCAGTATCTGTACTATCAATTACTTGCTGTACTTTACTATATTTGAATCTACCACCAAATTTATTCATATCTACAGAATTTGAATATGCAGTTAGTGTATTTGAGACTTTTGTTTGAAGGGCAGATGAAGTAGAGACCTTATTTTCATCAAAATACACTGCAGAATCAATTTCCACATATAGTATTTTAAGATCTTCAATTTTTTGGTTAATACCAGATACAGCGTATTGCTTTAATTGGGATAAAATCCTAGTTTTGTTAAATGCTGATACATATGTACCATTCTTAGGTTTAATACTAATTGTAACAGTACCAAACTCTGGTGGATCCATTTCTTCACCACCAACGACTGCTACTGACTCAGTATCTGGGTAAATTTTCTTTATTATTGCCTCATAATCCCTAGGTGTAACCGCCCTGTATTGGGAGGAATAGATTCTAGGTGCATAATACTTAATTGAACTAATAGACTCTATTTCAGACCCATTTGTGGATGCCTCAACGGTAGCCACACTAGGAGTTGATGTTAGAGTGATAGATCCCCCTGCTGCATTAACAATTCTACCTGCAAATGAGAAACTATTATTATTTCCAATACCATTTCCGTCTTCTCCATCAGTAATAATATATTGAACAGTAACTACAGACCCATTTTCCAGTTTTTTACCAATTATTCCATCACCAAACACTACTTCATACCTTTCATCTTGTACTTCTTGCACTAAAAAGATTTCTGAGACTGAATCTACGTCTAAAATGTTAGAAACTAGTGAATATTCAATTCCAACTGACCCAGATGCGTCACTAGGCCCCTTAACATACACTTTTATAGTCGAAGTATCAATATGTGGGTTGTCTAAAATGAATCTTTGACTTAATGAACCATCAACTGTGAAGGTTTTGTTAAGAAATGTGCCTTCTTTTAGTAAAATATTTTCAAACGTTGCTACAAAAGTGCCTATAGATGGTTCTCTTACTGGTGCAGAGATGTCTTCGGACGTTGAGAACACATATGAGGTGTTGTTAGCATCACCTATACACACTAAACCTGCTCTTATAGTCGCTATAGGGGTTGAATTGAGTGAAGTTATGTTTAGACCTACATCAAATGTTACTTGTGCTGTGGCTGCCGTCCTAGAACGGGGTACATAACCTATATTTCTTGCTAATGAGACGACATTTTCTCTAACTGTTGCTGAATCTAGGAAAGATTCGTTCACAACCATGTTTGAGTTGAATGCTGTGATATACGTATTATAAGCTAACGTGTCGATAAGGACGGAAAAGTTCGATCCTTCGAAGTCAAAGTCCGTAAAATTGCTATTTGCACGGAGATATGACTTAATTGAGGTTTTTATTTGATCAAAATCAAGATCTGTAAATTTAGTGAAAGGCATGTTATCTTGTTGCCTCTAAGAGGAATGAATATTCTTGTGTTGGAAACTCTTGTCCTATAATATCAAAGATAACGGTAACATCAAAAGAGTTAACTTCTGGATTTGGGTCTACCGCAACGGTTACGTTTTCTACTCTTGGTTCAAAGTTATCTATTGCAATGGCTATCTGCTGCCTTATAGTAGACGCAGTACCAAAATCAACGAATTCAAATAGACTTCTTTGGACATCTGATCCTAACAGTGAATTAAAGAATCTTTCAGTAGGAATTGTTTGTACTATATTTCTTACAGAACGACGAATTGCGTCTTCATTCTTCAATACTTGTAAATCATCTGTTACAGGATGAGGTTTAAACGACAATGAAATGTCTTTAAATGCTCTAGATACCCTCTTAATCGCCATTAGACAAAGGTTTTTTATTATTTATAATGGTTTCCCCATAAAAAAAGTGCCTCTTTCGAGACACTGCGGTTATTTTCCTTGTCCTCTGTACTTTTTACGAGCCGAGTTACGGGATGTTGCCGAATATTTTGAGTGTTTTCCGCTTCCTTGACGAGTTTTTTTGGGTGTTGCCTCCTTACTCGTGTTCGTACTTGAATAAACTGCCATAATTACTCCTTGTTAATCTTAGTTTTTACTGTATCAGGATGTGGAGAACCTGTTTTGTAGAATTCAATCGCTAAGTCCTCCATCATATCAAAGTATTCGTTCTGTGTGAGATTCGAATACTTCTCCTCACCACCTATGAGAATACTATATGATTCTTGTTTTCTCATGTCCTACACGTACACGTGGATCGCACCAGATTTCGTAACCTGCTTCTTTTGCATCAAGACAGAAAGAAACGTCTTCACCGCACATGTCTTGTACCTCGCCACTTTCGAAGACCTGCATCTTAGGTGCAAACCATGGATAAGGTATACCTTCGTTTTCAAATACTCCCTTTTTAATAAGAAGCCATCCGAAACCTGTGTAGTCTACTGTAAAAGGTTTCTTTCTCTTACTCATACTTTCAACTGTTTCATGATTCATGACTCCACCGTTGTTACGGAAATCATCTTCTTCTAACCAGTGAGCAACTGAAGTTGTTTTACCATCCTCTGTAGCATACCAACCTGCTGCTAAGTCTTTTTCCATTAAGACTAACTGAAAGAACTTCTCAGAATTAAAAACTATATCTGAGTCAATCCATAGTTGCCAATCATATTTTAGTTTTCCATCCCATGGTAATTGCTTAGGCCCTCTGAGTACGTTAGCACCCAAACATTTACAACGGGCGAAATTTACCATTGATGAATAATCTTGAGATATCTGTATACTTGCACCAGCCTGAACCAAGTCGAAGCATAGTTGTACGAAACTCTTTAGGTACTGATATGAAACTCCGCGGCCAGGTAAACAGAATACTATTGCCTTCCCTTTTACCAACTGCTTAGCTCTATCATAATCCCATTCTTGCACTTGCTTTTGTGCAGTCGGTGCTTTTGCCTTCACCGTGAATCCTTTAGCCATAAAAATTAAATTCCTTTCAATCCAATTATATCATCTTATATAGTCGTTGTCAATCAATCTGTATCTTCGGTTAATATTACTTCTTTATCTACCAAGTTCCATTTAAGTTCTGTATCTTCGAACCATCCCATCTCATTGATAACTGCTTCTGGTATTATAATCTTATACTCTCCAGTTGCGGGATCGACCTCTATGGTCGAAAAAATATGTCCGAAATTTTTTTGCATTAATGAAACGACCTTACATGTTTTTATATAGGGGAAAAAATTTTTGTATAACAGGAAACATTTATCTCGCTTCCGTAACACTTTGTAGGTTAGGGTCTCTTTCGGTTTTTATATACGGGGGATCAACCGCATATAATATGTCTGAGACACTAATAAGGCATAGTAGCTGTGTCTGTTGCTGTGTTGAGTAGTTCAGCGATGTTATCCTGTTGTAATTTCAAAACTACCTGTGAGTTCTTATTGGCTTTGCTTAGGCCTAAAAATGCTTTAATTCCGTTGTTGCTTGTTAGTCTAAGTCTAAGGCCTGTGTCCTTTGTCTCTGTTCCGTTGGTTAATATAACCTTACGGCTGCTCTGCCCTTTCCAATCTCTCTTGAATTCGGCCTTCCAGCCCTGCTTCAGTAACTGAACTGTTAATAGATTCTCTTCTTTGACCATGTGTATATTATTGGCCTCTGAATCATTAATAACCATAACCATGCCATGATTCTCTTCTAACATGACCTGCTTGAGCCATGTGGTGAGTGCATCAGAGCTGATTGCGTTCAACTGGTTTGAACAGTGGCTGGCGAAGTACTGGCGAAAGTTTTCAACCTGCTTCTCGGCTTGGTCTGTGTCTCTGTATAACTTAGTCAATAGGATAAAGTCTTCGAACTCCTTTGTATCTACTAGGCCATCAATCTTTGATGTGTTCACCCAGTCAAAGGAGCCATTCTTTAGTCCCTTCTTATGCTTGATTGAAATATTAACGTCCCCTGCCTTTGCGTCTGCTTTGCTCTTTGTTCCTCCGAAGTGCTTAACCTCTTCAGCGAATAGGCCAGTCTCATTTAGAAAGTCGATTGTGTTTAGTTCGTTCTTAATGCCTGAGTTGTGAACTGATCCGTCTGTTTTGAACATTGATTTTAATCCTTGTTTTGTATATACTTATTATAATGGTTTTTTCACTATAATAGTTGGTTTAGGGCCAGTTGTTTTATTGGCACATCTATAATCAATTTCGGTTGCAATGGCCACTCCTACAGTGTATAATGCATAGCAGCCGCCAATCAATATGAAAAGTTCAATTCCTGTCATGTTTAATGCTCCTTTAGGTGACGTTTTAGTTTTTCTGCTTTAAGCAGGGCTTCGTAGACTTTGGGGTCTAATGGTTTCATTTTATCTCCTGTATTAGTTCTGTCATTTCTGTTAAATCTGCTTCCTGCCAGATTGCTCCATCAGGTGTTTTGAAATCGCCTGTTCCGTCCTCTGGTAAGATCCAAAGTAAAAACTCACCGAATGTTTCCACCTGTTGTGCTACACCATAGAAACCCATGTCATTGTTAATCCATAGGGCGACGTTCCATGTAGTCCAATTTTTCCATCCGTTGTAAGTATCTGTGCCTATGTCTGAAAGATTGAATGTTGTTTGAACCATGAGTGGATCTCCTTTTGTTTATACTATTATTATAACGGATTTTATGGCAGCGTGGTGAGTATAGGGCCAGTTCATTAAGTGGCACTCACCCGCTTGACTTTTCTTAGCCCATCTCTAAGAATTTGTTCATGGCCATTTCCCCTGCTATTTTCTCAGCATCTGCAAAGAATGGGGAATCCTCAGCAATTCCGATTTCTGCGAGGGCCTCTTCAAAGAGGGTTTCTAAAATTGAGTCGTTTACTGGGTGGCTCATTATGCGTACCTCCCAGCTGGATGAGGGTTTGAAGGTGTGCAGCCGAAAGATGCAAAATATGCGTCTAACTGCTCAAGGTTTAGCTCTGGGTCGTCAAAGTCAACTCCTGCTGCGTGGTCTACTCCCCACTCAGCCACTTCTTCAATAAATGTTTCGAAATCTTCGCAAACATAAGCCACGTCATTGAATGACTCTTTTTCTTTGATTCTGTTTATTAATCTTTCTGTCTTTGTTTGGATCATGTGTGAAACTCCTTTTGTGTATGTACTTATTATAATGGATAATGGGCCCTAATGGAAGGGCCCGTGTGACAGTTTAGTCTTTGTCTGTATACTCTCCGTCAACAACGCGGTTTCCGTTTAGAGCATACCAAACGATTTGAGCATGACCAAATTGCTGTGCCATGTCGTAGCATAGGTCATCAGCAAAACCTGTGACAGGTTCCTTAATATTTGTATTTGGAACTTCGATGAATTTTTGAATAGTGAACATAATTTTTAAATCTGTTTTGAACTTTGTATACTACTATTATACACACAAAAGGGGTCACTTTGCAAGCAGTTGAGTGCCACTTTGTGAAGTGGCCTAATACTCTGCAATCTCCTTCATATATGCCCAAACTTCCGCAAATGTGAGATAGCCTATTACATCAGCCCAAATCCCGCTTTCGTCATAATGTAAATTATCTCCTTTCAACAGGGCCATTTCATACAGTCCATCTGGGCCACCATATGATCCCTCATGGCATGCTACGCTGGCTCCATATCCATTTTCAAAATAATATCTTACGACTTTGTTTGGCTTGCGGATCACTCTTTCTGTGTACATAATGTCTGAAGTTAATTCCTTTAGGTCGTTTGGATCGTACATAGTTTTAAAACTTTGTTTGTTTGTTATTCTTATTATAAGGGATAATGGGCCCTAATGAAAGGGCCCGTGTGCCACTAATAATACTGGCTGAATATGTGTCCGTCGTATTCGCAATAGTCGTAGGATAAATTTTCCCAGCTCTTCTCCCAGTCGATCTCTATCCAGCTGGCCATCGGGTTCATCACTTCGCCACAGTCGGAGGCCATTTGCTCTGCAAATTCTGCACCTGATCTGTAACAGCCCATGTACGCATCACGGCAGCTACTTACGTCATTGATTGAAAACTCCTCAATAAATGCTTCGACTACTTCAGAGCCCATATCATCAATTGCGGCCAAATAGTCCTGATAATCTAACTGGAAAGCCCTGTCACCGTGCTCCTTGATGAATTCCTCCATATCTTCTCTCTCATAGCCCTCATCCTCTATGTACTCTTTAATTAACTCTTCGGTTAACTCTGAAGTGCCTAGTGTTGTGTCTAATGAAGTCATAAAGAAATCCTTTTGTGTATGTACTTATTATAACGCATTGGCTAGAAACGTGTGTCTTCAGTGGACGGTTTGTAATCTGGCCCAAATTCCTTGACATCGGCTAGGGCTTCCTCTACAGTATCCGTGAACATTTCGTCAAAATAACTTTCCAACTCATCCATAGCCTCAGTATAGGTTAAAGAGTCGATCCACTCTTGCTCGCGTTCCATAACATAACGAACTAAGTCTTTTGTCATCATGCCCTCTACGATTCTGTCAACGTAGAGCTCCTTAAGATAGTTAAATTCCGTGTCAGTTAGTTTTCGCATTGGCCCATCTGGTGTTGTTAAAGTTTGCATGGCTAAACCATTCTCTGTCGATTAATTTGTATGATCCTATTTTATTATGAATTACGTAGCCCTCAGCATCAATAAGCTCTGGGTTTCCTCCCTCATCCATCAAGTACGCATCAGGGCCCCACCTATGACGGCACTGGCTCAAAGCCATCATCTTTAAGTTTTTAACACTCACCCACAACGAAATTAATAACTCATTACCGAAATCTTCGGGGTGAATATAATGGCCATTTCTGATATACCTATTTAATTCAGTTTTCATGGCTTTTGCATCTGTTGCAGTTAAAAACGTAACCATGCTGGCCATCTGTTTAACGAACTTAAGATAGTTTTTAAAATCAAACTTAGATCCGTATCTATTGTATTGGCCTATACTAGTACCTGCGTTAGGCTTAATGAATAAACAGTCAAAAGTGCCGTCAAGATTAGACTTAATTGGTTTTGCTTCTGCATCTTTTAAAGTTGTTGTTGTGGTGTACTGTGTATGTGGAGCTACTATTATTTGTTCTTTTACTTCATCATCAAAATCATAAACTAAAGTATTTGGCTGATATTCTGTTTCACCACCGAAGCCGATAAAATCACCTTGATAGATATTTTCTGTGTCTGGTAAGTATTTCAAACACTCAAGTAAAATATCTTGAACAGGGTGGCCCTCGTAATGAGTCATTACATCAGCTGGGCTTTCACAAATTTTGATCTTAACTTTATTAAATACGGATTTCGTGCCTACGAACTGACGGCCTGTGGCTGGGTTCTTTCCCCATACGATAGCGGGAGCTCCGTCATACTTGACGGATATTTCCTGCTCTAACTCTAACGCATCTAATACGGATAGATCTCCTGTTAAAATTGTGTCTTCGGGGTGTTCTAAGTGTATATTTTTCATTGATTACTTACCTCCGTTGAATTGGTTTATTAAGTAAGTTGTATTTTTATCCTGTTTCTTCTGTAAATCATCACACATTTTTATCAATCTTCTCAACTCTGAAACGTCTTTGTTGAATTGGTCGGTAGTGTAGGTCATAGAGTCCTTCATTTGTGTACATACTTATTATAACCCCAAACGCATCACGAATGGGGCTATAGTGGACAGCCTGTTAATTGGCCAAATTGTCGAAATATGTTTGGGGTTGCTCTGCTGCTACTTCACCATCTAACCATTTGTTAATGTGTCTACTGGTGGTAACTGACCAAAACTTTTCTGTTCTATAATATTGGTTATCATCAGATATACAGGCAACAGGGGTTCTATATGAAAATAAAACTTGAAAACCGTTGAGATCAACTTGTGTCATGTTTGACGCAATTGGGGTGAGTTGCATAATTTGCTCCTTTTGTTGTATGTACTTACTATAACCTAGGATCAGGTGATAGTGGGGTGATGGTGGACAGTTTAATTACTGGCCACTATTGTGCGAATAATTTTGAATAATAGTCTATCTTATCTGAGTCTCTCTTTAGTATACAAATCTGGTTCACGTGCATTAAGTGTGGTAAATGTGGGTGGGCCTCTTCCCAGTTCTCCCAGTCGTACACGCTCACTGCATTTTCCATATCCACGGATCCATCCTTGAAAGTTGGGCAACTCATGAACAGGCCGTCATCGTCTATCCAAAATGTATGGCCAAGGTGTATTGACTCATACATTCTCATTGTTGGTGCGGTACCTATCATGACTCAACCTCAATAGCGTTAACGAATGCAACACAAGCCTTTTCAAATGTTCTTAACGAGGTGAATGGAATTTGGTCGTTTTCTTCACCAACATAATCAAATAATTTGTTGATATCGTTCTGTAGATTTAACAGAGCTCGTTCGTTTCTTGTGTAACTCATTTACTAATGTGTTTTTGTGTACATACTCATTATAACAAAAAATGACCCTCTGTGTGTACAGATAGGCCACTTTAATAACTGTCTACTACGTGAGACAAACGAAACAAAAAAGAACTATACTAAGGATAACTAAACAGTTCCTCTCCTCCAATGCGTCTCTATTTTGTAAAAAGGCTTGAAAGATTTCTGCTTTGGTGTTTTTTAGGGTTACTTGTGATTTCATTGTTTAATATTATTTGATCACCACGTAAAATCGGATTTCTCAATATACGATTCAACATCGAACTTGTCATCCTGCTTCATTTCTGGCAGGTCGTAGAGTTCACCAGGTGTTTCCATCAATTCTTGCAACAAGAGGTCTTCGTATTCCATGTGTTTTTGTGGTGTGGTTTGCGTGTGGTCTTACGTTCTATGATCCTAACGGTATCTTTTACGGATAAATCCAACCGTGTCATAACTACGATAGATCCTGCCACATTTCTAATATAATCTAGGCCGCCCTCTTTTGCAAGAGGTGGTGTGCCAGTTTGTTAGTAGGCACTACGGTAAACTTCAGAGATGATATCCAAAGTTTCCGTGAGAATGTTTTCAGATCCGTAGACCTCCTCAAGATAATCTGGATCATGATCCTTGAACTCACTCAACGCACCGTCTATGACAGTCCACTGATCGTCCGTGAAAAAATCACGAATCAGATTTATCTGTTTGTGAGAATAAGATTTCCCGTTGATCGTTAAAAAATTTTCCATACACTTAATATAAACCAGATCCACCACGAATGGGGATCTTATGTGACACTTAAATTAGTGGCACTCAGCTGGTTGAAATGGTCGGCCGAGGTGTTATAATAAAGGTATGAAAAAAGTTCGGGGGTACGAACTATAAAATCTTCGTCACGGCCCCTGCGATGAAATATTATTAGCAACACTAAGTAACATTCTCAATAACAAAAACTTAATGAGAATCAATAACGAATCCTTATTGAGAATGAAAAGAAATAAAAAAAGAGGTTGTGACACCTCATAAACCTGCACACACCATGCACCATCACATGACCCACGTGCTATAATGTAGGAATGTGTGTGTCTAGTACGAATGTATCATAATGTATGTACGTGAATGTACACATATCTCGTATTACGCATAATGTACATATGCAAGCTCTGTGTATGTGTATGAATCTCGTGCGTATTCCTCGTCGAGATCATGCATGTCATCTTGCATATTGTATGTGTAATTCTCGTCGAGATCGTGGCAGGAGATCTCGTAGTCCCAAACGTAATCTTCCATGAGAATCTAGTAGAGAATTGAGCTTTGTATATAATGATTATACATGATCTCGACTAGATTGTCAAGTATCTCGTAGTGAAATCTCGTAGTAAAGATCTCGTAGTCAACACAATGTAGTATATTTATACTATAAGTGCTTATAATGTAACGAAATACACATAAAACCTGCCTTCTCTGGGAAAATTTCGATCCGTGGCCTTGACGAAACGCTCGTCTCATGCTACGCTCGCTAAACTTGCATAAGATCTGACCCTTTATGAGATGTTTAAGAGATGCTTATGAGAATATTAGATACCTATTGAGAATCAATAATACACACTATTGACTATCAATAACAGATGCTTATTGAGAATCAGATAATTAACAGTTTTATATTTATAAAGCCATTTAAAACCTATTTTTACATACTTTTTGTATCAAAGCCTGATACATTTCCGTTAAGGATCTATGTATCTGTGTCTCTGACTCTTATATGCACCATAACTTAGGTTCTCAGGACTATCATAATCTGTATATTCCTGTTGCTTTATGTTCTCTTTAGTCAGTTCATTAGGATCACGATTGTCTGTTTTAGATACTCTTTTCCTTACAAATTTCAGTTCATTCCATTGATGTTTATAACACAACAAACATATATGATGTTTCTTATGCTTAACTGGTTTATCAACTGTGTATTCACATACTTCTCTTTCCTTAGTTCCTATCTCTATAGTGATATAATCAGTTGGTGTTGGCCATCCTCTTTTAGGTTCTATTGGATCTCCCTTCCAATATACCCATCCCTCATGTACCTGACCCAACTGTGTAGTCCATATAACATAGTCATTGACCTCAGGTTCATACATTTATGCTACTCTTACAACTTTGATACGATCAGGGGAACACCCATTGTCTAACATCAGTTGTTGAAAATGTTGTACATTCTCTTTAGTGAGATAGTTACATACTTCTTGTTCGATCTCTACTATCTCCCATCCAGAAGTTTGCATTTCATATAGTGCATATCTGGGTACATTGTCGTTAGGATCTCTGGGATGTAGTTCTGGTTTAGGGGTCATGGAATAAAGGCCTCAATTAAGTCTGATTTGTAATTGGTTGTAAGAGTTAGTTTTTGTGCGTTCTGTATAGCAGGCCATATAAGTGATTCCCATTCTTTAGGGAATGACTCTTCGGATGATAGTATTGTAAGACACTCCTCATCATTCTCTGCTATTACATTTAAAATACCTTCTCTTTTAGGTTCCCAATAATTTAGAATGTACAAATACTTGATAGGATCGGCCATTCAATTATGTGGGTTGTAATACCTTAGTACAGTATATATTATACCACAAATAATGGCGATAGTGAAGGCTGTTACGTATATCATGATAGGAACTCCGATATGTAATAATCAACAGTTACCTCTAACTGTGCGGCCTTCTCTTCTAAGTCTTTGTGATGTTCCTCCCGAAGATAGTACTCAAAGATTGATTGTTCTGAATTATTCATGTAAGATTTAATAGCATTAAGTAGTGTTGTGATTTCTTTATCATTCATCGCCAAGCCAGTCTCCTTTTGTATCAAAGATGTAATCCCTATAATATGGCCATTCATTATCGAAAGCCTCTATCTCATGCGGTTGTATGCAGTAATCTAATTCGGATACTACAATACCATCCCATGTATTACGACCTGACTTCATTGTTAACTGACCTCTAACCCATTGTCTCAAATGTATTAACTCATGTATAAGTGTAATCGCATATAGAGTGGGATTTAGATTTGCCTGTATATCAATAGTGAAGTCACGTGGCCTTGCTATATCGCCAAAGTCAGGGTCAATATCACAATAGCCGAAAGCACCTCCCTCACGTTTAAGGCCACGATGCTGTATATTAATGAATAGTTTATGACGTGGTAGATATTTGTTTATAAACCAGTCAACAATATCCGTACAGGCTGTTGTACTATAACCATATCCGCAAGTTTGTAAATGATACATGATCCCCAATGTAAAAACCAAATAAAAGAACTGATGAAAATTAATTTCTCCTTAGAGTTCATATTCATAATAGAACTCCCTCCTTACCTTCCGTACTAATGAAACTCTTACGTGCTAATTCTGGGATTAGATCATAAAAGTCTGAATACATTGAGTCATAGTCAAAGTATTCATTCATTTTAGATGCTATGGTAGCAACTTCATCCTCACTCAGGCCTGGATAAAATTGTCTTACAACATCATTCAAGTTGATTGTGATGATTGAATCGTTTATCATAATGTTTATTATAACAGATAGTGAGTATAAGTGCGAATGATGTTTTACCTTTAGTTACATATATGATGTTAATGGGTGCGGTCTATTCTTACAGAATTCAAAAGACTTAAGATAAACTCCCATATAGTCTTGAACCTTATTATAGAGATTGTTAATTCTCTCATCCTCGGTTCTGCCTTCTGCATCCCAAATTCCATAGGCATTATCCCTTTTCCAATTGAGATCCTCTATCTCCTTATCAGTTTTGAATTTTGTATCAAATTCAAGGTTTTCAACGATGTACTTCTTATTCATGGTGATTACCTCTGTTTGTTTATATACTTATTATAACAGAAGGCTCATCAGTCTGTAAGGCCAGGTGTGACACTTTCTGAACTGTTCATATCATCAACCAATTTATCCACACACTCACTATAATGAGTGAATCCATCATCCCACTCCATAGTAGGTTGCTTGGCCTTCTTCTTTTCTAACTCTTCATAATACTTATCAACAGTTCCCTCTAAGAGTTCAATGATATCATCAACTTCTTTAGGTAAGTCAGGGTCACTTGACGTATTGCCTGATCCTCTGGCCATATAATCCTCTAAAGTATAACAAATTATCGAAATTTGTGACTCTGTTAGTGGAATATTGTGTTTTGTGTATAAAGACATAATTTTAGTGTTTTGGGGGCCTTACCATCATACCTGAGAGAAGTTAGAGGGCAGCCACAGGCGATTCTCAAGGGAGCAGTTTGGTATCATTTGATACAATTAGAGTGGATAGTCCATTTGAACTGGTATGAAGTCATCATACTCATAT